TACGAGGTTCATTCGTCGGCCCGCCTGTGTATTTGACTTTCCCGTCTTCATGTGTCGCAAGGTATCCACGCGCCATATCAGCACCGACATACGCGGCCATCGAACCGATATTTTTACTCCCTGAAGGTATTTTCGTTACACGGATTCCACGTTCCGTGAATTTGTTGCGGAGAGTAAATTCATTTTTCAATTCTTCAATGGCGTATTTCCGAACTTGGAACGCCGCATCATTCAGCGTGCCACGCACCGCATTCGCGAGTTTCCCGGATGCAATCAAATCCTTGACAAGATCAGGTTTATTTTGCATCGTAATCCCGAGCGAGATCATGCGTAATATACCACTTTCCGGCCAGCCGGTACAATGGCAACATCACGGCCAGTCAATCGGTTATCAGTAATCAGGCGGCGCAAGGTGGTCTCGGACACGTCGCCATAAAACCTGGCTGCCAAAACTACCAGCGGGGTATCTTGCGCGAGTGTTTCCGTGCGCTGCGTCTCGAGTGAATATGCCAATCGCTGTATCGAATATGCCGCGCGCATGACAAGACCGCGCAACTGCGGCGCAAGCGAAACGAATTGCAAGGAGCGCGGATTCCCGGAAAAATTGGTCTGGATTTTATCGAGTGCCTGAGAAAAATACTCATACGTCAAAAGCAATTCACGCACGGCAGAAAGGGCTTGTTGACGATTGGTATAATCAGCGGACACGACAGTCTTTGCCATACCGCACATCATATTGACAGCGTAAAATTGCGATATGATTGCACGGTTCCTGGTCTCTGGTGTCGGTTCGACAACGGCCATGTCTGGCTGTATATCAGTCGGCGGGAGTGTGTCATCCTCGATTCCGAACGTCTTTTTTATCGCGTCGCCGTATGCCTTGATCCGGTCTTCAATGCTATCTATGGACTCTTCGACAAGTGCGACCATGGCTTTGATCTGGTTGATCGCTTCAAGTGTCGCGTACACGAGCGCATCGGCAAGCGCGAAAACTGAAGCAACAATATTGTTGAAAGCGGAAAACAAACTGTTTGAAATTTTCAAAACCTCGCCGAGGATATCCTTGACGATTTTTGTACATGAATCAATGGCACCGACAGCGACAGTATATGCTGACGAGATCGTATTGATCAAATCAGACAGCCAACTCCCAGCCGAATCGATAGCCGCATTTGCAAGCGCCGTGACTTCTGCGATATCGGACGGGCGGGACTGCGTATCCGTCACACTGAAAATTGACTCCCGGAATGTCACGGATATTTTTGCATACCCGGCATCGGTGACAACGCCTTGCGAAACGTCGACAGAATCCACAACGACGTAAATCGCGCCGATTGTTGGATCTGGGTGGTACAGTGTGCCGATACCTTTTTCGCGGAATATCTCTCGCATGTACCCGAGTCGCTCTTGATAGTCTGGACCAGATAGAGTCAGTTCGCACGGGAACTCTTGCGCGTCTATTCCATTATGCTGGAAATACGATCCATCGAGGCCGACGAAATCAAATTTCCCGAGGCGTGTCCGGACAGTATCGCGTATTTCACGGAATTGCAATTCCGTTTCATATCCGGATGGTGATTTGTAAAACAGTTTTCGGAATTTTACGGCCATTTATCACCTCATGGATTCGTGCGAGTCTGGAGATTGAAACGTGTCCCTTGAGCGCGTCCGGGGGTTGCGGTAGTCGAAACCACGCGCCCATCCTGGTTGACGTTGATGTCTACGCTTAATGTATCTTGCTTTCGCGAGTTGATAAATTCGTTAAAAAGGTCTCGCGACGTTTTTGTGAATTCTTCTGCATATTTTCCATTGTTTTCATCTGCATCTTGAATTGTAAGAAGCATTCTACTCTGCAAGTCTTGAAATGTTGCAAACATAGAATCGTAATCTGTTTTTTTGATAGTACCTGATAGTATCATTTTGTTGATATCTACTTTGAGATTTTGCATCATGAGTAACGCCGCGTCTCTCGCAGCTTGCAAACCGGATTCTTCCCCATATACCGGGTTCGCGATTCTTATTCTGATACCTTTTCTCGCTTCCTCGACTTTTTTTTGAAAATCTGATATTCCTGCGGAATATGTTGAATGTATTTTATTCAGTGTTGATTCTATCGCAGTTCTGACTTGTTCTTTACTAGACTCGGCTGTGAGGGATTGTCTGCCTTCTGATGTCATCCCGGGCCTTGAAAATCCAGGGATGTTTCTTGTCGTTATCTCATTTATAAGTTCTGCGTATGCTTTTGTCCCGGGTGATACATTTTCAAGTCTTGATTTATACGACTCAACTATTTTTTTCCCCTGAAATGCCATGTTTTGCATTTCAAGCGTTCTTTCAGTTGCTCCCGGGAGAGATTTTGCGTCCCCGGCCATTTTTTCGTCCATGGCCGCCCAGAGTGATAGCACTCCAGATATAGCCATCGCAACACCGGCCATTTTTGTTTTTATGCTTGTCGCTGCAATAGCCGCTGCACCTGCAAGCGCAATCAAGGCGGATTGTGCAACGCCGGACATTGAAGAAAAACCGTCTGCTAGTTTTGACAAAATATTAATGAGCGGAGATAATGATCTGACAGCCGCCCCACCCATTGACGCTGCAGCTCGTTTCATATTGTCTTCAAGTGTTGAGAGCTTTCCGGATGTTGTTTGTGATGCTATTTCCATTCCTTTGTAAAATTTACCGCCAGCACTTGTCATATCTTTGAACGCGCGCTGAATATCAGTTGACATGATTTTCCCTTTTGAAATCATATCACGAATTTGACCAACATTCACTTTGTACATTTTTGCAAGCTGTCCCAAAATTGGAACGCCTGCATTTATCAGCTGATTCATGTCCTGCATATTGGCCTTTCCAGCGGCCATTGATTGAGAATACGCAAGAGCGATACTCTGAAATCTTTGTGCATTACCACCAGCGAGATCACCAATAATTCTCATTTGTGGAATTACGTCTTTTTCTGTTGCGACACCAAAACCCATAAGCATGTCAGATACTTTTGCAAGATCGTTGAATTGGAAAGGTGTCGCTGCTGCGACTTTGTTTAGTTGATCAACAAATCCTTTCGCTTTTTCAATATCACCGCCAAACTTCGGAATAAATTGCGCTGTTGCATCTTCAACTTCACGAACAGAATCAAAAACAAACCGCATTCCCCTTTGTAGACCAGCTGCGAGCATATTGCCTGCTGCAACAGTCCATGCCGACTGCATTGTTGTGTGCATTTTTTTAACTTTATGCGCTGTTTTATCAATCGACGCCTGTACATTCCGCAACACCTGGCTCGCGGCGTCATGCGCTGTAATTTTTGTCGCTATGCTGTAGCCGGTCGCCATGTGCTATTCCTTTGGTTGTTTGATTTTCAAAACGCGGGCACCCATCCGCATGTCATACGCAAGATCGGCGATAGTGTGGCGGCGGCGATAATCGGAAGGCGTCAAATCGTACACCGCACACACGAGCGCTATCCTCTCGTCGATCAAATCATAAAAAGCGGGACAATAAATGTAGCAATAAACGTCACGTCACGGGCACGCATAGCCTGTACGTACTCAACAGGGATATTGCAATATACGGATACTTTTTTCGCCATGTCCCGGCCAGCGACCATGTCAAGAACATTGACTCCAGCTCCATCGATAACCGTAAAAAGCGGGTCGGACACAGTGACTGTTTTTACTTCCTGCCCGCCAAACGTGACGGGAGAACGAAGAGTATATTTGATGCTGTCATTTTCGAGGCTGACACGCCCCTCTTTGATTGCGTCAAAAAACGGCGTGGTTTTCAAATCCCCGACTGTCTGCATGCACCCGAGCTTGTCGACGATAGACTGCAAAATCCGCTCTGCGTTTTCTTTGCTGATTCGTTCCATGATTCAATCCTCCAATTTTATTGTAAAAATGGCGGCGCCGTTTGACGCCGCCTTAAATGTTACGCCTTCTTGAAAACGCCGCCAGAATCCTGATGCGCGTGAATTTCAAATTCAAATACCGCATTTTGGGTTCCGTATGGGCCCTCTTTGCAGACAACGTATGTTCCGGCCGTCCACTTTGATCCGTCGGCAAGTTCGACAAGGCACGAAATCACCGTTCCATTTGCCGATGACTCGGCCAAATCGAAAAGGAAATCCATCGTCCCGTCAGATCCAAAAACACGAGAGGTGATTCCGGTGATTGACCCGTTGTAAAATTCGTTCTTGGCTGTTGTCCCGTCGTTGTTCTTCATGACTTCGGAAATGCGAGTCCCGCCGCGGTCGAATTTTGCATCGACGTCAACAGGGAGCGAGATCACTTTCCCGCCAAGTGTGAGCTTCCGAATTGTTCCGGCATTCTGAGCCATAATTTACACCTCCACAATGGCCAGATTGCGATCAACCTGGACTTCGGTATCTTCGATGCGGTTATTCCCGGAAAGGATGACGGGCACAGTTTTGTCAATCCGGTCTGGGTTCGCGTCATTGATCGAGACAATCATGTTTTCGATTGTATACCCGTCGGTATAAATCCATCCGCGGCTGGCCCACTGTCCTGCAAGCGTCGCAATCCTGGCGCGTACCATGTCGGTATCAATCGCGTCAGCAATCCTCGAACGAGCCGCATCGGACACAATTGGGCGGTTGAAATTCTCAGGACGTGCGTCATCGAGCTTGATGGAATTTGCAATATTCCAAATCTTGCATTGATTGACAAGCCATTTGAAACCGCCATTTTGATTATCCGCAGGGTGCCAGAGAGTCGTCAGGTCGCCGACGACAGGGGTGCTGCCTTCGCGCTTGATAAATGCGAGACCGTTTTGAATCGCGAGGTTCCGGCTGGCGTAATCGGTAGTCCAATCGTCAGTCAGAACAACCGGGCCGCCAAGGAGACCGAGTGATAGGCCGGTGAAATCCTTCGCCGGATTTGACGCGGACACGACTCGGACTGTCCCGGCAACGTATGCACAAATCTCGCCGGTCTGCTCTTTGTATG